TGAAATATTCATCAAAGTAATTACTTCAGTTCCTACTGAAGGTAACATTACGACTAAAGAGTTGGATAAGTTAATATACGAGATTGCTGCGTCATATACTGGAAGTCATCACGATTATTCAAGGTTAGCGTCATCAGTTGCGATATCATCTTACCATAAAGACAGTTATGATAGTTTTGGTAATACTATGACAACACTACATAGTGAAGGTGTTATTCACGACAAATTAATTGAGACTATTGAAAATTATGGTTCTGAAAATATTGAAAAATTATTAAACCACAATAACGATTATAATTTTGATTATTTTGCTTGGAAAGCATTACAAGAAATGTATTTGTTAAAGTTACCAAATGGACAAGCTATTGAAAGACCTCAACATATGTATATGAGGATAGCTCTTTGGGTTACAGATTCTTTTGAAGAAGCTACAGAGTATTATCAATCATTGTCTGAACAAAGAATCTCAAAAGCAACACCTATTATGATTAATTCTGGGACTTTAATTCCCCAATTAGCATCTTGTGTGTTACATTATAATGACGCTGATTCAAGAAAAGGGTTATTGAATACATTGAATGATATTTCAACATATTCATCTGATGCTGCGGGTATTGGGTTATGTATGTCAAACCAAAGAAGTAAAGAAAGTCGTATTACAACATCTGGTGGTTTTGCTGGAGGTTTATTAAAATATCTGAAAATTGTTAATGAGTCTTTAAGATTTTTTAATCAACAAGGTAGAAGACCTGGTAGTGCTGCGATTTATTTAGAACCTTGGCACAAAGATATCTATGATTTGTTAGATATTAAGAAAAACACTGGGAAAGATGAGTTAAGAGCTAGAGATTTATTCACCGCTTTATGGATTCCAGATAACTTTATGAGAGCCGTTAAAAATAACGAGGATTGGTATTTGTTTTGTCCTAATGATATTAAGAAAGCTGGTGTTAAAGCTCTACAAGAGTGTTATGGTGATGAATACGAAACTAATTATCGTAAAGCGGTTGAATTAGGTATTGGTAAGAAAACGAAAGCGACTGAAATTTGGAATAAGATTATTGAATCTCAAGTTGAAACTGGTGTTCCGTATTTATGTTCAAAAGATAGTGCTAATAGAAAAACCAACCATCAAAACATTGGGGTAATTAAACAATCAAATTTGTGTAATGAGATTTACCAATATACCGATGAAAAAACTACAGCAATCTGTACTTTATCATCAATGGTCTTGAAAAATTTCATTATTGACGGAAAATTTGACTTTAACTTACTATATACTGAAGTTAGAAAGGTTACCAGAACTTTAAACAAAGTTATTAACATTAATAGTTATTCAACTTCTAAAGGGGAAAAAGGTGGTTTAGAACAAAGAGCTATTGCTATTGGTACTCAAGGATTAGCGGATGTTTTTTATATTTTAGATTATATTTTCACATCTGAAGAAGCGAGAGTATTGAATAAACAGATTTTTGAGACAATTTATTTTGCTGCGATTACGGAAAGTAATGACTTATGTAAAAATGGTAAATATGAACCATATAACTTCTTTGAAGGGTCACCAATGTCTAATGGAGTATTCCAATTTGATATGTGGGGTGTTGACCAATCTGATTTGATGTGGGATTGGAGTTCATTAAAAGAAAGTGTTAAAGAATTTGGAATTTGTAATTCTTTATTTACAGCACAAATGCCTGTTGCGTCGTCAGCTAAAATAACAGGTTCATTTGAAATGACTGAACCGGCACATTCTGCGTTATTTAACAGACGTGTTGTTGGAGGTGAGATTTTAATTGTTAACAAGTATTTGATTAATGATTTTGAGAAATTAGGTATTTGGTCTGAAGAATTGAAAAATGATATTATTGTTGATGGTGGTTCTATCCAACACATTAATTTCAATAAATATTTAGATTCTGAAGATAAAAATTATCTTAAAAAACTTAAAAGAACTGAACATTTAATTGCGAAGTATAAAACAATTTGGGAGATATCACAAAGAGAATTAATTGATATGGCGGCTGAAAGAGCTCCGTTCATTGACCAATCACAATCAATGAACATTTATATGGCAAATCCAACCTTATCAAAAATATCTTCGTCACATTTTCACTCTTGGGATAAAGGATTAAAAACATTATGTTATTATGTGAGAACTCAAGCCATATCAACGGGTGCTAAACATTTAGCGATTGATATGTCTAAAATGAGTAATCCTATTGAGAAACCTAATGTTACTATAAATAACAAACCACAAGAATCTGAATTTGAGTGTTTTGGTTGTTCTTCATAAAGAAATAGAAAAAAATCACGACAATGTTCGTGATTTTTTCTTTATACGATATTTATAATTATGGCAGACGGATATACATATGGTTTAACATTTCCTTTTAGGGATTCTTTTGATGGTAAATACTTGAGTTTAACAAGTTATAGTGACGAAGAAATTAGGTCGGAATTAATACACCTTTTACTAACAAGAAAAGGTACGAGATATTATTTACCTGATTTTGGAACTAGATTATACGAATTTATTTTTGAACCATTAGATGGTCCAACATTTTCAGATATTGATGCTGAAATACGAGATTCGGTTAATGAATATTTACCGGGTTTAACTATAACTAATATAAGTATTAATCCGGCATCGGAAGGTGATGAAGATAAAGGTTCTTATATTGGTGATAATAACGAAAGAATATTTAGAGTACCTGGTATGGCAGCTAAAGAACATACCGCTAAAGTTAAAATAGATTATAAAGTTACTGACGATGTATTTAGAGGTGGTGATTTTGTAATAATTAATATATAAGAAATATGGCTAATAAAAAAATATCCTATACAACAAGAGATTTTCAATCTCTTAGAACTGAATTAATAAATTTCACAAGAAGTTATTATCCTGAATTAATTGATAGTTTTAATGATGCTTCAGTATTTTCAGTATTATTAGATTTGAACGCTGCCGTTGCGGATAACTTACATTTCAATATTGATAGAAGTATTCAGGAAACGGTTTTGCAATACGCTCAACAAAAATCATCAATATATAATATCGCCAAAACTTATGGATTAAAAATACCGGGACAAAGACCATCGGTTGCTTTAGTTGACTTTTCAATTACAGTTCCGGCTTATGGTGATAAAGAAGACTTAAGATATTGTGGTATTTTAAGAAGAGGGTCTCAAGCCAGTGGTGCTGGACAAGTATTTGAAACTGTCTATGATATTGATTTCGCGTCACCAATAAACGCTGAAGGATATCCAAATAGATTAAAAATACCTAATTTTGATTCTAATAATACATTATTAAATTACACTATTGTTAAACGAGAAACTGTTGTTAATGGTGTTACAAAAGTATTTAAAAGAACTATCACAGCTAATGATATTAAACCATTTTTTGAGTTATTTTTACCAGACAAAAATGTTTTAGGAGTTACAAGTGTTATTTTAAAAGATGGAACTCAATATAGTAATGTTCCGTCAATGCAGGAATTTTTAGGTTTAGATAATAGATGGTATGAAGTTAAAGCTTTAATTGAGGATAGAGTATTTGTTGAAGACCCTACAAAAGTTTCAGATAGTCCAGGTATTAAAGTAGGTAAGTATGTGTCAACATCTGATAAATTTATAACTGAATTCACTCCGGAAGGTTTCTTTAAAATGACTTTTGGTGGTGGTAACCAATCCGCCGATGAACAATTAAGGGAGTTTGCTAGAGATGGATTTAAATTAGATTTATATAAGTATTCAAATAACCTTGCTTTAGGTAGTTCATTAAAAGCTAATTCAACTTTATTTATTCAATATAGAGTCGGTGGTGGAACTGGAAGTAATTTAGGTATAAATGTCATAACTCAATTAGGTAATATTGACTTTTTTGTTAATGGACCTTCAGACTCAATTAATACTAGTGTTGTTAACTCCTTGAGATGTAATAATGTTACCGCGGCGATAGGTGGTGCTAACTACCCAACAACCGAAGAAGTTAGAAATTTAGTGTCTTATAACTTTTCAGCTCAAAATAGAGCTGTAACTGTTAATGATTACGATTCTATTATTAGAACAATGCCTTCACAATTTGGTGCTCCAGCTAAAGTTGCCATTACCGAAGAAAATAATAAGATTAAAATACAAATGCTTTCTTATGATGAGAATGGTACTCTTACAGAAATTGTTTCAAACACATTGAAAAACAATCTTGCAAATTACCTATCTAATTATCGTATGATTAATGATTACATATCTATTGAAACTGCTAATGTGATTGATTTAGGGGTTAATATTGATGTGGTATTAGATAATAGTCAAAACCAAGGTATTGTTATCTCTAAAATTATTAATATTATTTCAGACTATTTTAATCCATCCAATAGAGGTATGGGTGAGAATGTATTTGTTTCCGAAATTAGACGACTAATTCAAAGTGAAAATGGGGTAATTGCTATTTCAGATATTCAGTTTTTTAATAAAATTGGGGGTCAATATTCATCATCTCAAACATCTCAAAGATACTTGGATTCAGAAACTAAACAAATTGAATTAATTGACGATACTATTTTTGCTGAACCAAAACAAACTTATCAAATTAGATACCCTAATAAAGATATTAATGTTAGAGTTAAAAATCTAAAAACCACTAATTTCACATAGTAATTTATTTTTTAATATTCTTGCTTATTTTTATAAAATAACATATTAACTATTTATTAAAAAAAAGTAATAGAATGTCAAATTCATATAGAATAAGAACCAAACCTGGTGTTGATGAATCAATAAATATTTTAATTGACCAAGAGTTTGAATATTTAGAGATTTTATCTTTAAAATTACTGCAAAGTCAAATATATACAAGACAATGTTCTGATTATGGGGTTGTTGTAGGTCGTGTTAGTGTTAATAATGGTTTTGGTTTACCAAATGCTAAAGTATCTGTTTTTATTCCTTTAGACACGACTGATGAAGCTGACCCTGTAATCTCTGAACTATATCCATACAAAACATTAACAGAATTAAATGATGATGGGTATAGATATAATTTACTACCTTACAAACCTTCACATAGTGGACATGTACCTACGGGTACATTTTTTGATAGACTTGATGTCTTAATAGACCCAACTTTAATTGAGGTTTATGATAAATACTACAAATATACCACCGTAACTAATTCAAGTGGAGATTATATGATATTTGGTATCCCAACGGGAAGTCAAACTATTGTTATGGATGTTGATTTATCAGATATTGGGGAATTTTCATTATCACCTCAAGATTTAATACGAATGGGCGCTGCGACATCTAATCAAGTTGCTGGAACAAAATTTAAAGCGTCTACTAATTTACGAGAATTACCACAATTAATTACAATTAACAAAACAATTGATGTTAGTCCGTTATGGGGTGAACCAGGATTATGTAATTTAGGTATAACAAGAACTGATTTTGATTTATCTGGAGAAGCTAATATTGATATTAGACCTACAGCTATATTTATGGGGTCAATCATTTCAACAAATGATAATGATTCTATAAAGGCTGGTTGTACTGTTAGAAGTAATGGGGGTTATTTATGTGATATGATTACTGGTCCAGGTGAAATTTTAGCAATTAGACAAACCATATATCAAGATTCTTATGGTAGACCAATTTTGGAAACTGTTGATTTAGATGAGGGTGGTCAAGTTATTGATGAGAATGGAACTTGGATGGTTGATGTCCCAATGAATTTGGATTATGTTGTAACTAACGAATTTGGTGAACAAGTTATTTCTGACGACCCTAAAAGAGGTATTCCGACTAGAGGTAAATACCGATTTAAAGTTAAATGGAATCAATCTCCTTCATTGTCTGAAAGTGTAAAAAGAGGTTATTTTTTAGTTCCTAATATTAGAGAATATGGATGGTCGGGTACTAGTAAAGACGACCCGTTTTTTATTAAAGATATTTCAACAGAGTATAGTAGTTATCAGTTAGCTATGAAATCATATTCATTTAGTTTAGATTGGTCGGATTATGGTTATACAGGTTCTTCTTTGAATAGTAACGCTGTTATTGGTAGGCAAATGATTCAAGATGCTATAGATTGTAAAGATACTTTCTATGATATGAAATATAATAAAGTCTATACTGTGTCCCAATTACTTGATAAGTATAGAAAAGGCTATAGTAATGATAGATTTATTGGTGTTAAAAATATTTTAGACAATAGTTGTCAGAGTGAAAATTATAAATTCCCAACAAATGATTCTAATCTGAGGTTAGATATTATATTTATATTATTTTCATTATTAATGATGGTTTTCAGACCTATTTTGTATGTTCTTGTATTAGTAATGCACATATTATTCTTTATTTTAGAGTTACTTAAATCTTATTTAGTTTATGGCCTTGTTGGATGGGCTGCTTTTGCTGCTTACAATGCGTTTACCGCGGCTAGTGTTTCCGCGCCAGCTTTTGGTTTAACAGCAACAAATATTGCTGCGGGAGTTGCTTATCTTACTTTAGGTGTTATGTTAGTTTTTGTTAGAGATGAGTTAAAAAAAATAGATTTAAATGGTATTAATTTACCTTTATTAACTTATCCTGATTGTGATATGTGTGATTGTGATGCAACAGGTGCAACACCAGGTAATGCCCCTGGAAATAGTAAAGTTTTAGCTAATAAAAACAGAAGAATTCCATGTAGTACAATTACTTCAGATTTAACACCTATGAATGTTTTAATGTCAAATATTCAAATTTCACAACTAGGTACACCAATATATGACTATCCATTTTTTGATGACGAATCGTATAAAACAGTTGCTTTTATGCAAATTTTTGCGGGTAAACAATATGTTGATAGAGCAGATGTTAGTATTGGAACCTCAAGTTTAGTTACAGCAAAATATTCAATCACTGATAGTAGTGGTAATGATAAAAACTATACTGATTATTTTTTCACTTCAAGTTTAACTTTAGCCGAAAGAATTAATTTGTTTAACACTAAAGCGAAATATTTCGACAATAGTCCAAATAACCCTGGTGGTGGTGTTAATAGAATTAGAACAACTTTCGGAATTAATTCTAATCCGGGAAAATCTCACCTTGATAATACTATTGTTATTATTGGTGATATTAATAGTTTA